AACAGTTATATCTCCTCTTATATCTTTTCCTAACGAAATAGTTATTGATAAGATTAATGATGACAAAGGAGTTTTACTGTCATTAACTCTTCACAAAGAAGATATTGGTAAGATAATAGGGAAGCAAGGTGAAATGGCACGAGCACTCCGTAGGATACTCCGTCAATTCGGTACACTACAGCAACAAAGTATTGCATTAAAAATTTTAGAACCTAAAGAATAACTATGTCACATATCTGGAAAAACTTATTATACAAAAGATGCCCAGATTGTGATTCAGTGTTTTGTTCTCATCCAAAAGGTTTTGTATGTCCTAATGATAAATGTAACTTTTTTATCACAAAAAAAACATTCACCTCAATCTTACTAGATTCAGAGCATACCGCTAACATAGGAATTACTAATGAAGAAAAAATAATGGTACTAGATACCCTTAAATACTTACAAGGTATGAGATAATACGTATATGGCAAGACCTACAAAACACGCACAAAGATATAAAAATGTCGGCAGAAAGACAATAATGACACCAGAAGTCATATCTAAATTAGAAGAAGGATATTCTTATAGCTACACAGACGAAGAAGCTTGTATTTTTGCAGACATAAGCACACAAACACTTTATAAGTACCAAAAGAAAAACCCTGATTTTATAGAGCGGAAAAAGGAGTTACAACAAAAACCTAACTTGTCTGCTAAAAAAGTACTTGCATCAAAAATAGAAACAGATTTGAATCAAGCTCGTTGGTGGGCAGAAAAGAAATTACCTGAGTTTGCTCCAAAGATGAAAGTAGAAGGTAGTATTATGCACGCACACGCTATTGTCATTTCTCCTGGTATGCAACAAGCATTAGAAACATATAACCAAACTCGTCGCTTACAAATTGAGCAAGAGATTAAAGAAATGCAATAATTATGTCAAACTATTCAAAAGGTATTGATCGTATACAACCAGAAAAGATACAAGAGGTAATGTATGGTGATGTTAAAGTAATACACGACTATCCGCCTGTATGGGGAAGTGTATGTAAGGCGTTTCAAATAATACCTAAGTATGCTGTATTTAGTTATGGGGACTGCGTTTATAATCCTAGTGGGCAACATCTACCAGATGATATTATTGAGCACGAAAAAGTACATTTACGTCAACAGAAATACTCAAGAGAAGAAGCCTCTTTATGGTTCGGTAAGTTTCTACGTGAACCAGAGTTTAGAATCTCTCAAGAGATAGAAGCCTACGCAGAACAGTATAAGTATTTGTGCAAGCAATTTTCTGACAGAAACAAACGCTTTAAGGTGCTTCACAATTTAGGAAGCATTATGTCAGGACCTATATACAACAAATGTATTACCTGTAGTGAAGCTATGGAAAGAATAAAGAAACAATCAAAAGTTATATGAAATGCCCACATCAATTTATTCCAATAGGTGAGTCTAATCGTCTTAATAAACACACTGTAAGACCAGTAGAGGGTGTCAGAGCAGGATGTATTCTGTGCGGTGAGATACGATCTGTTTTTAGGGATGGTATTGTAATTGTAGAACATGCAGGATAATAATGATCTAACACACGAAATAGCTAATCTATCTATACAAGGATGGCTGGATTTTTACCAAATAAAAAATGAAAAAGGAGAGCTTATTACTTTTCACAAGCATTTATTCCTTAAAGATATCTACGAAGACCAGTCTGATAATATAGTGGTAACAAAAGCTGCTCAAGTTGGGCTTTCTACGCTTGAAGTACTCAAGAACTTCTTTGATGCTCATGCACATAAGATGGACATCATTTATACACTTCCTACAGATAACGACGTGTCCGTATTCGTTGGCGGTAAAGTCAACCGTATTATTGCAGCTAACCCAATATTAGGAGAATGGACAGCTGATAAGGATTCTATCGAACAAAAGCAAATTGGTGAGTCTATGATGTACTTTAGAGGTACATGGACCAAAAAGGCCGCTATTATGATTACAGCCGATAGACTAGTTCACGATGAAAAAGACTCATCAAAGCAAGATGTCATTGCAGACTTCCAAGCTCGTATGCAGCATAGTAAGTTTAAGCAAACACATGTGTTTTCTCATCCTTCTGTACCTAATAATGGTGTTGACGTAGAATGGCAAAAATCAGACCAAAAAGAGTGGTTTATTACATGTCCTCACTGTGAGCATTTCCAGCACTTAACATGGAATACAGAAGATGAACGTAAAATGAGTATTGATATGGTTAGAAGAGAATTTGTATGTAAGAAATGTCGTGGTATTTTAGGGTGGAAAGACAGAGCTATTGGTAAATGGATACGAAAGTACAAAGATAGAACATGGTCGGGGTATCATATCTCACTGTTAATGGCTCCTTGGGTTACAGCAGGAGAAATAATTGATAAATATAACGAGGTAATGATAGGTAAACAAACGATGGAGTTCTTTTATAATAAGATTTTAGGACTTCCTTACGCTGGTTCTGGTAATAGTGTTACTAAAGATATGATTATGGGCGCTATTACTACAGAACAAAATGATTATAAAGGTCGTATGGTGATAGGGGTAGATACAGGAGTAAAACTACGGTATGTGATAGGTAATAAGCAAGGGTTGTTAGGATATGGTGAAATGAATGATTACATGCCTGATGATGTCAATAAATTACCTCTAGAGCAAACACTTGAGTACTACCTAAAGAAATTTGATAACAGTATTATGGTTATCGACCAAGGTGGAGATATTATAGGGTCAAGAAAGCTTAAAAAGAAGTACCCAGGGCGTGTGTTTCTTTGTCACTACGCACGTGACCGCAAGACTATGCAACTTATCAGATGGGGAGAAGGCGAAGAGTCTGGTAATGTCCTAGCTGATAGAAATAGGGTGCTACAATTAGTCATAGACGAATTTAAAGAAAAAAGATTACGTTTATACAACGGTACTGAAAACGATTGGTATGATTATTGGCTTCATTGGTCACATATATACCGTGTAGCAGAAGAGGACACGTTAGGTGTTATGCAGTATAAATGGCTTAGATCAGATCGTGATGATTGGTGTCATGCAACAGTATATTTTAGAATAGGTATTGACCGTTTTGGGGGTGTCGGTTCTATTATATCTCCTGACATAAAACCAGAAGTAAACAGCTATATGGTCAACCCTAACAAAACAGTAGACTTCTCCCCTGAAGAGATGTTTAACAAAATGGGGGATAACGATTATGAAGATGACTGGCGTAACTGATACACTACAGGTAACATCCGTATTTTCCATTTACTAAATGAACTAAACACATAATGTCAAATCCACTAGTAGAGGCATATGCAAGCATAAGCAAGAACATCAACAAGATGCGTAATAAAGACGTTCCTGAAACAGAAGAAGGAATTGTCTCTTTGAAGTACCCTGAACTTAAGCTTGATATATCTAATCAAAAGCTTGTTGATCTTACTAATAAATGGGAGAAAGAATGGACATCATCACCTGTTTATGCACAATGGCTTAAAGATTCAGAAGAAAACGAAAAATATTGGAGAGGTAAACACTATTCTCGTCCTGAAATGGACAGCACACGAGCACAAGTAGATAATGCTATTTTTGAAGCACTCGAAACGTATCTACCACAAGTTACTCGACGTAACCCAGAGCCAACACTTGCATTAGTAAATAAAAAAGAAGAAGAAGATCCTGAAAAACAAGAGTTTGTTACAGAGCTTAAAGACAAGCTTGGTTCTATAGCAGATGATGTAAAACTACGCCTTAAATTAAAGAAAGAAGCACGTCATTGGGCTATTTATCTACTTGGAGCACAAAAGTATACTTGGGACCTAGATTTAGATATTCCTACAGTAAAGGTTATACGTGTTCAAAAGCTTATTTTAGACCCTAATGCAACAGTAGATGAAGACGGGTACACAGGTAATCGTATTGGAGAACACAGAAAATTACCTGCATCTGACATGATAGCTATAATAGAAGGCTCTGACCCAGAAGAAGGAGCTGTTAAGTATATTAAGGATTTAGTTAAAGAAGATTTAGATACAGAAGTTGGTTTCGTAGAGTTTTGGACACCAAAAATGATGTGGTGGAAGCTTGGAGATAAAATACTCTTTAAGAAAAGAAACATACACTGGAATTACGACAAAGAAGTACAGGGAGAATCTACTGTAGATGAGATGGGTACTGAAATACCAGGAGAAATGCAAAAAGTAAAGGGTCAAAATCACTTCCCATCTCCTCGTATGCCTTATAAGTTTCTATCTGTATTTAATCTCGGCAAGCAACCAGTAGATGATACTTCTCTAATTGGTCAAAATCTTGCTAACCAAGATACTATCAATAAACGTAACAAACAGATCGACAAAAATGCAGATAGTCAAAATAATGGTGTTGTAGTCTCACTAGAGCGTTCTGGTCTTAATGATGCACAAGCTAAGAACGTTAGCGAGGCATTTAGAAAAGGTGGGACTGTTGCTATTCCTACAGGTGCAGTACAAGACGCTATAATGCGTATTCCTGCCCCTGCACTACCTGCAGACATATATAATGACCTTCTTGATAAAAGAAACCGTATGAAGGACATTTTTGGAACACGTGGGTCATCTGCTGCAGGGCTTGAAACAGAAACAACAGTACGTGGTAAGGTTATGAATCGTACACTTGACTCTGATCGCATTGGTGGTGGTTTCAGTGAGTATCTAGAACAAATGGCAGATGATGCATATGATTGGTTCATTCAACTTCTTTATGTATACGATGACAAGTACGCAAATATGGC